GGGAATATAATTTCACAACAGTCTTCTGGACCATGAACGCCCTACCTTTTCTAATAGTTTTTTATTCATTTTTATTGCCCACTGCAGCTGTATTAGCAATAATAACCTTGCTTCCATTTCAACTAGCGAACTGGCTTAGGACTAAGCTTACACCAGACAACCCTAGCTACTTCGACATCCTCGGCTGGACAATTTCAGTGCTTGCAGTGCTAGCGAGCACATACAAACGATTAATTATGTAGCTCTCATACAATCCACTCCACAGCAAAATAACTAAATCGTGTCGGCGCTCAAAACATATACCATCGAACATTATGAAGAAGGAATCGAACGTCGGTTTCAGCTCCTAAATCGGCGGTTAGGATTATGCAGCTTCACGTTCACTCTCCAACGCACAGTCAATCCATCCCACTCCAGTTCGCACAAGTTCCCGCGCCTTGCCTTCACTTACCCCGAAATGTTTGCCTACTCGAAGCATGGGCCACTTGGCGCCGAAGTAGAGCCAAACACAATCGCCCATTTGTTGGTCACGAAGGGTCAGCCGAGCCAAGGCAGCATCAACCGCCTGAGCCCAATCGTCTGTAATGAAATAGGATTTCGTTGCATAAGGGAGCGCCTCGCGCATAAGGGCCAAAGATGGAGATGTGTATAGAGGCATTCCCGCTCCATCCAACCTCCACCATCCCCACTGCTCAAGCAAATACTCGGTGTCGCCCAATGGTCGGCCCGCTGGTTTACGAATCATCATGCTCTCAATCCCCTGTGTAGTTTGTGCCGCCCGCCCCCAGGCGGTTCGCTTTATCGTTTTGTTCTCGTAACCCGCCCAACTGGATCTGGCTTTTCAGAGCCAAAATTTCACGCTGAGCGTGCTGCAGTTTGAAACTCAATTGGGCCACCAACTCGTCGGAAGAAAGCACCAACCTGTTGCCCCTAACAACCCAACCTGAACCGTTGCATTCAGTGCAAACCAGTTCATAAAACAGCCCTTTTACTACCGCTTTCCCCTCGCAGATCGAGCAAGGCTCCAGCTCGATCCGTTCTCGCTTAAAGCCAGGCACTCGTCCCTTCAGCATGATTTGAAACCTCGCCCTTAACAAATTGCGGAATCGACTCGCAGGCCACGTTATTCAAGGCGTCTACGAGGTTTTGCGAATCTTCATATCTAACGTCTGTCTGCTTGTGGATCGCCTTGAAGCCGCGTTCGTCTAACCAGTTGTGCCACTTCATCAGCGCCAGCCGGCGTTGCTCCTTGGCCTGGGTATTGATGTAGGTGGAAGCGATCTTGCCCAGGGAGTGGTTCAACAACATCTCGCCGATATGGCCGTCAACGCCGAGGTCAGTCCACGCGGTGCGGGCCACCTTGCGCAGGTCATGGCTTGTCCATGCGCCCTGCCCCAGCCGGGTGAACACGGCGCTTGCCTGGTTATCGCTGAGCGGCTTGCCTCGGCGCGACGGGAACAGGAATGGACCTTGATACCCGCCAGCGGCCTGTAGGTCCCGGTAGCGGCGTAGCAGTGCGCAGACCTGGTCGGTCAGCGGCACCCGGAGCTCGGTCTTGCTCTTGGTGTGTTCGGCCGGCAGGAACCACTCACGCTCAGGCAGCGCGATATCGGCCCAACGGGACTGGCGGGTTTCGCCAATGCGGGTGCCGTGGCACAGCATCATCAGGGCCAACATGGCGTCACCGGGAACAGTCTCGAATCGCTCCGCCAACTGTTCCACTAACTCGGGCACCTGCACATTGCGCAGACGGGCAGGCTTGGGCAGGATGCGCGCCGTCGTGAAGTTGATGAACTTGAGCTCCGCCATCGGGTTGGCTGGGATCAGATCGAGCTTTCGTGCCTGACGAAAGGCCACCGCGAGCAGTCGGTACAGTTGCTGGACGTACGACAGCGACAACTCTGCCTGAGCCGGCCACATCAGTAGCTTGTCCAGGGTCTGGGCATTGACGTCGCGAATCAGCAAGTCACCCATGCGCGGCTTGAGCTGGCAACTGATGGCTGATTTACCCGCGGAACGGCGCTTAGCGGACAGCGCGCGCGAGCGGGCCATGCGATCGCCAAACCAGTCCAGCAGCTCACCAACGGTTACCCAACCCGAAACGCTGGCGACACCATCGGCCGTCACTCGCAAGCGCACTGCCGGCAACGCTGCGACCACCTGTTTGGTACTCAGGTCCGGAAATCCGCCGATGCGGTGCCACTGGCGCTTATTCAGCAAATACCAGGAGCCGCGGGTGCGATTCTTCGCATAACGGAAATGCAACGCAGGGTGACTGGCATCACGCAGATCACGTACATGCTCAAGCCTGGCGTTGCGCTGAATCTCGGCGTCTGACAGTTTCACGGTCAGGGTCTTGATCAGGGTGCTCAATCGGTCGCCTCCGGTTGAGCGAGACGGTCCACCACCTCAAACGTTGAAGGCCACATCCACGCACCATACCGCTTGGCCATGGCCTCGTCGGCGAATAGCGCCAAGGCATGGTCCGGTGTGATACCCAATTCCATCTTGAAAGAGCAGCAGAACACCGCGAAGCGGTAGGTGGCCGGATCGGGAACAGCGAGTCGCTGAGAGTCCATCAGAACGATTCCTTTTTTCGGTAACGGTTGGCCAGGCTGGTGACTTTCTCCGGCTGCTCGACAGCCTCTGGTTTCCACCCGGCAGCAAGGTTTTCAAAACGGTTGTACTGCCCAAGAAAGGCCGTGCGGACAGTGCCCATCTCGATGTCGCGACCCTTGCCGATGATGATTTCGGCAATGCCCTTGGCATCGGTGTTTTCGTGATAGACCTCGTCGCGATACACGAACAAGATCACGTCGGCGTCTTGCTCGATGGCGCCAGATTCCCTCAAATCCGAGGGGATTGGCCGCTTGTTCGGACGCTCTTCGCATTTGCGGGAGAGCTGGCTCAGCAGCACGATGGGAATACCCAGCTCCTTGGCGAGCAACTTGCAGCCGCGACTGATGCTGCTGACCTCTTCGGTTCGATTGCCGCCCTCGCCTTCCAGCAATTGCAGGTAGTCGATCATCAGCAGGTCCAGGCCGTAACGCATCTTGTGGCGGCGAGCCAGCGAGCGAATGCGACCAATCGACGAGCCAGCCCGATCGGCGATATACAGCGGCGCGCGGCGCAGCACACCGGCTGCCGCGGCGAGTTCCGTGCCGTGGGTCTCGCACGCGGTCCCGTTTTTCACCAGCGTGAGCGGAATGCGCCCCTCGGAAGCCACGGCCCGGTCTAGCAGCTGCCCCTTGTTCATTTCACAACTGATGACTAGTGCCGACTTGCTTTGGCGTACGGCGGCGTCGATGACAAAGCCCATGGCGAGCGTGGTCTTGCCCATCGCGGGGCGGCCCGCAACGATGTACAGATGATCTGGTTGAAGGCCACCCAGCTTTTCGTCCAAGTCTTGCAGGCCGGTCGATAGGCCAATCAGCGTTTCTCCGCGGGTATGCCGATCATGGCGCTCCTGCCAAACCTCCAGTTGGTCAACCAGTACGTCACCCACTTTGACAATATCGTCATCACCCGAACCGCAATCAATCGCCATGGCAGCAGCCTGGACAGCAGCAATCTTCGCCTGCGTATCCTCGGTACCCTGGGAAATTTCCATCGCCTGGCTGCCAAGGTCGTAGAGCGCCCGGTCAATGGCCCGCTCACGAACGATCTGGGCGTATGTCCGAGCGTTAGCGATGCTTGGCGTGTTTTTGACGATCTCGGCGCAATAGGCAAATGCTGGGCTGCCGTCATCCATCGAGCCGATGTAATTCCCGACAGTCAGGAAATCCACCGCCTGACCAGACGAACGAATGGCGATGATGCTGCGGTACACCTCGGCGTTTGCCGGGAAGTAAAACGCCTCGGCGGACAAGTCTTCGGAAAGGGTATCGATCAGGTCTGGACGCTGCATCATGGCGCCCAGCAGGCTGTGTTCGGCCTCGGCGCTGTGAGGGTCACGCATGGTAGTTCCCCTCTACGACCTTGACGAAGTTGCTCGGCGCAATCAGCCAATCGAAGTTGCAACGGAAAGAGTTCCCCCCAGATGTGGACACCTCCCCCATCAGGAACTTGCTCGAGCGCACCAGTGCGAAGTACTCAGCCCAGAACTGGAGATCCTGGTGCACTTCGCTTTCGTTCCAGCGGGCACCGATTTTGGCGATCCGATCCTTGGTCAACATCACGACTCGAGGAAACTCTGGAATCGTCTTGTTGAACAAATCGACGATTGCCTGGGTTGGGCACTTCGGCTTCGAAATCTTCGATGGCGGCTCATCGCCGACAAGAGGTGACGGTTCACTTGGTGGTTCTATTACGGTTCTGGGTGCGGCTGCTGCGGGGGTTTCTGTCGTGAGCTGCGGGGGTGATGGTGCAGCTGCTGCGGGATGCGACTCTTGCAGGGGTGCATATGCTGCTGGGGTCAAGGTGTACATCGTCGAGCGCCCCATCCGCTCGCGGACAGTCAACAGGCCAACCTGACCTAGCCACTTGATGGCCGTTTGCACGGTCCTTTCAGCAAGGCAGGTGCGTTCTGAAATACGTGCAACCGATGGCCAACAAACGCCCTCATCGTTTGCGTTATCTGCCAACGAGATCAGCACAGCTTTTTGTGGCCCGCTCATCCCCTGGAGCGGCCAGCACAAACTCATGATGATGGTGCTCACAGCCGATCTCCAGTTTCAGATTCAACCGTGACGCTCAGCCGCGACACGGTTGACGACTGCTCGAAAAGTGTCACGACACGGCGGGTATTGCCTGGAGTAACGATCGTGTTCATAATGGGTCCTCAGTGTTTTGCGTTGTGAAGAAGCCGGTCTAGCCACCGGCTTTTTTGTGCCTGCGATTCAGGCGTTATCGGTGTCCGGTGCATCCGTGGTAGCTTTTTGCCTCCACACGAAAGGGTCCAAGGAGACCGGACATATGAAACTCAACAAAAACCAGGGAGCGCCTGCGCCAGAAGAAAGCGGCTGGCCTGCACCGCTGGCTGGAGTACTGAACCCAATTGATGACCCTTACGCCGCTGCTCAGCAGATGGCCGTAGCGATGATCAGCAGCGGCCAGATCAAGCTTCCGAGCAACCCTGTTGAAGCAGCCGAAAGAACATATGAATTCGTTCAGGCGATCACCAAGCAGTACCTGAAGCTTCGCGACTTTTACGACTGCAGCCATTAGGGTTAGAGCTCGATTTTCATTGCGGGAAGCTGTGCAACGTACTGATCGATGGCATCCATAACCGGGGCCATCGCTCCAATGCGGACGAGCCCCCCGGCCCCGTTACGCGCCAGTGCTTCCTGAGCACGGATTAGCTGTGCAAACCCGCTGATCTTGCGCACGGCATCACGCACCGAAGGCACCTGTGGCTGGCTCGCATCGAGTGCGGCAAATACACTCGCTTCGTCCTGGACATCTATTGCTCCGACCATGGTGGTACTGGTAATCCTGTCCATCTCTCTCTCCCACTGGTTGAATTCACACCCGCTTTTTTTGTACCTGCGATTCAGGCGTTTACTTTTCCAAAGTCGCGACGAATCCCGCCCCGTTGAGCTACCGCTCCACAGCGTTGAATGTCCCCACACGTCCTGATGTTTTGCCGACAATTTCCTTTCTCCTAATGGTCAACTTGGTGCGAGCGAGTTAACTGTCAGCTTCGCCTTCATTGCTCATCGGCCCCCGCCGATGCTGTTTCGTTTCGGTAAAGCGCCTGCGTCTCAGGCAACCTTTACCGACTGCTCCATCACGTTCAATTCGTGACGGACATGCTCGATTTCTTTGCGGATGGCTTGTTTCTCGATCTGAGTTACGCGGCCGTCATCCAACGCACTGTGCACAGCCAGAGTCAGGTCAGCGATTTCCTTGCCGACGTGCATCATCGAAGCCGTGAGCGCCTTCGGAGCCGGGACTTCCTTTTTCACCAAGTCGAAACCGAACTGATCAGCCAATGCGGCGAGCGGACGCATGTCGCCGGTATGCAGCAGGATCCCGAACAGGTGCTCGATGGTCAGGTGATGTGCGTCGTTGTCGGGGTTGGCACGCTGCAGCAGGCTGATATGAGGAACACCCATCTGGCCGGCCAGTACCTTCGCTTCGTTGCCCAGGACGGCGCTTTGGCAAGCCCGCAGAAATTCGTCCATCCGTAAAACCTCTGTTTAGTTTCAGTGGCTGCATGCCACGACGAGTTGCAAAATGTTTCTCACCGATTAAGCCGCGCTGAACGCTGGTTCAGGTTCAGCGCAGAGCTCGCGGGCGGTGATCAACCCTTTGGTCAGCTCTTCTGCCTTGAACGCGGTTTTCGCACTCATGGAGTAAGCGCCGGTAACCCAGTAGGAAACCGCGGCTTGAGTAACACCCAGCGCCAGAGCTGTTTTGGTTTGCCCGCCGAAGTGCTCGACGAGCCTTTCGATAGGGGTCATAAAGAAGCCCTCCTGATAAGCATGCTTATATCGTATTAAGAAGGAAACTTATTTGCAAGAGAATAAGGGAACTTATAAATTTACAGGTATGACGACATTAGCCGAACGCATGAAGCTCGCGCGCAAGCATGCGAACTTGACCCAGAAAGCACTGGCAGAAAAAGCTGGTGTTGAGCAGCCCGTAATCTCGCAGCTGGAGACGGGCAAGAATCAGCAGAGCGCCTATCTCGCGAAATTTGCGCATCTCTGTGGCGTTAACGCAATTTGGCTGTCTGATGGGATTGGATCTATGACCGATAAATCGTCGGGAGACTCCAATGTTCGGATGGCTCAGCAGCCCGCAGCGCTTTACCGATATCCCGTAATCAGTTGGGTCTCTGCCGGATCTTGGGAAGAAGCGGTTCAACCCTACCCCGACGGCTTTTCAGACCGCTATGAGCTTTCTGATTATGACTCTAAGGGCCCGGCGTTTTGGCTTGAGGTGAAGGGTGACTCGATGACGGCACCGACCGGCACCAGCGTTCCCGAAGGAATGCTCATTCTGGTCGACACCGAAGCCGACGTTAAGCCTGGGAAGTTGGTTATCGCCAAGCTACCTGCCAGTAATGAAGCCACCTTCAAGAAGCTTGTAGACGACGGTGGAATGAGATATTTGAAACCGCTGAACCCGGCTTACAAAATGGTTGAGCTTGATGAGAGCTGCAAAATAATTGGTGTTGCAGTGCGTATGACCGGGAAGCTGTAAAGGCCCAATTTCACTCTGCTACGAGCCCGCCCCAGTGCGGGTTTTTTTTGCCTGCCTCACAAAAGAGCACAAATGTACTCCTTCCATATTGCCGTTTTCCTACAGATCAAATACTGTTTATTCATACAGTTAATCCAAGGAAGACAATATGGACCAGAGCGCAATCAACATCACCTTCGTACACAATTCTTACGAGCACGTCGGCCGTCGAATTCAGAAAATGGTTTCCGACCCTAGAGTGCAGAAGCATCAGGCGGTCAGCATTACCAGGCGAGAAGATGAGGCGCCAGATGCTTGGGAGCGAGTTCTCCAGGAACTGGATGAGACTGACGGGATCACGGTTGATCGCCTGGATCAGGACTGCGTGCGTATTGGTTGGAAGGGTTACATAGAGCTCTGAAAGAAGCCCGCGCAATGCGGGTTTTTTATCGCCTTCAGAATTTTTATAAGCATACTTATTGACATCTTTAGATAAGCGTACTTATATTTGTCTCAAGCCAACGCGAAACCGGCCCAGCAGCGAAAGCCGCGCCGCTCTTTAACAGTCAGCGCAATAAACAACAGACCGCATTGCCTCTACCGGCGACCGGCGAGCGGACAGGCTCGAAAGCCTGCCAACGAAAGGAACAACCTGGACGGCTGCTCGATGGTGAAACGCCAGAACTGTGTGAATGACCCGGCAAGCAATGCGCCCCGCCCCTCCCGGCGGCAATAGCACGGACAGCATCACTTCTGCACCCTGGCGACACTGAGTTGGCATCGGGATGCAAGTCACTCGGAAAACTTTGCACCTAAATTGAAAAGTTTTTCCAAACTAATCAACCGAGGAAAGGACATGAATCAGACAATCCAACAGCGCCGCGCCGTCCTCGATGGGCTGCGTAAACGCGCCACGATGGCTACCGCCGAGTTCTATCAGAAGGCGGGGATTACCGCCGCTGTGATCGCTCCGCGCTTCACCGTCGTGCCGCATGGCAACAACCTGTTCGGCGTGGTTGACCGCCAAACCGGCACTGAGCGCGCCGAAGTCGCCGGCCACCTGAACGCCTGCCGATCTGCGCAGGACTTTGAGAATACCGCTCGCTTCACCCGGGCCGCGCACCTGACTGTCACCAACGTGGCGCGCTGGATGACTCGTTGGTCGCTTGTGTTCGTTGCAGTGCTTGCCGTCTTCGCCTTCACGGGGGCAACCCGATGAACATCGGCCCGATGCCCAGCCCGCGAGACTCGATCCTCGCGAATCTCAACGAGCACCTGGATCACTACTTCGGCGGCAAGACGGTGCAGGAAATCGCTCCAGGCGTCACCGGCGTTAAAAGTTTGATGTTCCCGGGGCCGCCGTGAGACGCATCAGCAACCAGTACGCCAGCGCAGACAGACATGGGTGGATGTACCGGCCCACGGAATTAGAAAGGCAGGTCATGACCGTGGAAAAACAGGAGCCGACGGCGGAAGCCATCAAGCAGCGCAAGAAGCGCGAGAAGAAGGCAGCGGACGACGCCAAGAAAGGAATCGGCCGGTTCACGGTTGAAGTCGCCGGTGTATTCAACTCAGACCTCAAGCGCCTGATGAAAGAGCACGGCTTCAACAACCAGCAGGAGGTCTATCAGAACCTCCTGCGGAACTTGATCGCCGCCGACTTCGATACTGCCGCTAGAATGCTTCGCTGTGTCACCACACCTTACGAGCCAAGTGCAAAGGTGTCGCGAGAATTTTATGATCAGAGCAAGTTCGAACTGGCGGGAGACCCAAGGGGATGAGATTGATCCGCCAGCGTAGTTCAGCCGTCGATAAATTACTAATTGAAGATGCAGCTCTCTCGCAACTTCGTGTTTGAAATTTCTAAGCAAACCTTCAGAAGGCCCAGCGTAAACTCTAAATGAAGATCGGTCGGGCCTGCCATAAGCGCAGCAGATTCGTCGCCCACAAAAATTGAAGAGTCCATAGATCGGAAAGTAGCGTGGCTTGCTATTCCAGATAAGCCCCGATAGAAGGTGTCATACAGCGGCATCAGCCCAGCAACGCGTGCAGCGTCGTACGTCGAAAACCCTGCACCCTTGCCGGCACCACGACTCACAACTTCGGTAAGGTCGACGATATTTTGCTCAGTCAAACCGTTCTCAGAAAGCGATTTGATCATGGCGTCAGCTTGTTTGGCTTCGACAATATCGCCCTCTCTAGCGATACGGGTGAATACGCTAGGATCATTTATCAGTGCTATCCCATGAAACATGGCTTCTACAGCGGACCTTAGTAGGGTTTGCGCGTCGACAACCAAGCCTCTTTCACAAAGTATTAGCGCAGCTTGGCAACTCCTAATCGTTCTCTGCAAAAAGACAATGGCTGCAACCATATGTGGCTCATTTAGGTCCACGCAAGCGCCCATCAGCGTTACTTGAGCAATGTCAGAAGCAGCTTCGACCTCTTCGAAAACCTCTTTATACGTCGCTTTCTGCGTAACTCGGAAGTCATCTATGGTTGGGGACAGGTATCCCCGCTCAGCGAAGCTGTTCAATGCCTTGGTCTCTTCCACTACCTACGCTCTACCCCATCAATAACAACCGCATCAGACACCATAACAAAAAAAATTGCCACCACCGGTCAGGAAGGCGGCGCCTACCCGACGTAACCGCAATGCCTGTTCTCCACAGCATCATCCACAAAATCAATGAGAAACCTGACGGAAACCCAGCGATCCTGCACTACAGCGGCGCGGAATTGGTCGAGAGCCAAGCCCGAGACGCACTCATCAATCAGAGGTTTCTTGGATGGGAATTTCGCCTGAATTTACGGGGGTACCCTGACCAATCCCTCTCTATTGCGCTGAATGCATACAGCTGTTGAGTAAAAGATCAGTCCGCTCTTTTAATCCTGAACATTCCGCCTTTGCGCTGGCGGACAGTAATGCTCCACATATCCTCTTCCCTGCCAGTCGACAAAATTATCCGATCGTCATGACTGCACACATATCGAATTCGGTCCTCCGTCAGGTTGTTATAACTTGCGATTACGCGAGTTGACCGGAACGGTTTACTCCCTGAATCTTTAGACTGCGCAAGCATCCATGCATACACCTTATCTGAGTCGCACTTGTCTTTGATAAAACTGTGCAAGAGCTGGACACCATAGAGAGACAAACCTGCGAATGCCCCACCAAATGACGTTGAAATAATGTCAGCCCAAAGCTGTTCCATGCCATGCCCTCGAGAAAAAAGCAACTTCATGCGCGAATCAACCACCCTGCATGAACTTTTCATTATTTAGATGCGGCAACTCAAGACACCGGCACCTAAAACGCCGACACCATGAGTTACCGCGCCGCACTTCAGAAAAAGAAGACGGTGTGTATAGCCTACAAGATAAATTAAGCTGCTTGCGCCAAAGCTGCAAATTGGACCACTAGCTGCGTCCAGAACGACAATGTTATCCCATGCTTGAAAAGCCAATCCTTCAGTTTCGTACTTTCAAGCGTCTGTAAATCACCCGTCTTCTTTAGTTCTGTATATGCTTCCTGCACCAACTCACCAGGAGTATTTTCAGGAAGCCCAGAATTCTTAACAAATCTGAATAGTTCAGGATCAGAAAATGCGTAGACTTTCAATCTATTAAATGTACTCTCATCGCCATCCAAATCTAATGCGACACCATCCGTATTTATTTCCGCATCAATGAATACGCTAGAACTATTTCTTGAAACTATACCCTTAGCCATATTTCCTCCTCCATGACAGCGTTTAAACTTCAACCCTGAGCCGCAGTGGCAGGGTTCATTACGACCAATTTTCCTCGCATTCATTGCACGCGAAAAAGAGTTAACTTGAAGGCCATCAAATTCATTCTCATCGCTATTTTGGATGAGTAGTGCGCCATCAGTCTTGCAGTTAGTAAAACGAATACCGGAAGCGCCGCCAATTTCAGCAGCTACACCTCCATATCCAGAGAAAATACAATCTACAAAATCAGCCCCAGCCATGAGCAATCCTCAGTCCAATTGAGTCACATCATTTCGCCACCACTACTATAGCGCCAAACTGAAGTCTTGTTACCGAATCCTCGTGCAGCACATTTGTGTTCCGATCAGCCGCAATCCATCTCCCTACTATGGAGCAGCAGAAATACTGCAGCAAGGACGAAGTCATGCCAAAAACTCGCCCTCACCTGGCCTGCACCTACAAGGTGTTCGGCCTAAGCCAGAACCATGAACTCTCGACCCTTCTGGTCAACATCGAAAACACCAAGCGCTTTGCCGATCTGCTGCATGTCATGGAGCGCGATTTTTTTACCAGTGCAGACGAATTTGCGCTGGTAGATCTAGACCTAGCCCACGAAAGCATGCTCGACAACACTGAGGCATTTGACTAGGACAAAAGCTAGAGGGTGACCTCGGAAAAGACTCTGCGGCAAGAGCTTAAAGAACTCCCTGAACCGGCCTACCTGTATGGCTGGGAACAATCCCAGTCCCACGTTCTGCCGCAACGCGCGGCATGGAGCATCAACATGGAAACAGAAATTCTCTCAGACGAGGAGTTGGCGGATCTGACCGGCTACAAAGCTCGGGCGTACCAACGACGTTGGCTCATAGATCGTCAGTGGGTATTCGTGGAAAGCCGCGGCAAACGCCCACTCGTTGGCCGAATGTACGCCCGAATGAAGCTGGGCGTGCCCTCCCCAGCCATCGTCGATCCAAACTCTCCCCCGCCGGTTCCGGCATGGGCGCCTGATTTCTCGCGAGTGAATTGATATGCGACCCCGCAAGGCCGAGACACGCAATTTACCGCCACGGATGTATCAATGGACACGGAAACGAAAAAGCGGAAAGGACTGGATTGCCTATTACTATCTGGACCTCACCGGCAAGGCGATCCCACTGGGCAAGGATCTGGACCAGGCCAGAATCAAATGGGCGGAACTCGAAGCCAAGGAGAAACCACTCGACCTACGCACCATGAAGGGCATCTTCGACCGATACATCCGCGACATCCTCCCGAAGAAAGCGGCGCGCACACAAAAGGACAACCTGGCAGAGATCAAGCAATTGCGCCCCATGTTCGACAGTGCCCCGATTGATTCGATCACACCAGCAACGATTGCCGGATACCGGGATGCAAGAACAGCAAAGGTACGGGCAAACCGCGAAATTGCGACCCTCTCTCATATCTTCAATACAGCTCGAGAATGGGGCCTGACCACCAAGGAAAACCCATGCCAGGGTGTTCGCAAGAACAAGGAGAAGCCGCGGGACTATTACGCAAATGACGTGGTTTGGGGTGCGGTTTACAAGAAGGCAGCACAAGAGCTGAAAGACGCGATGGACCTGGCCTACCTAACCGGGCAGCGGCCGGCAGATGTCCTGGTCATGCGGAAGGATGATGTTGAGGGGGAATACTTGATGGTGCAGCAGAACAAAACACACAAAAAGCTTCGCATCCAGATCAACGCCGGTGGGGCGGCAAACAGCCTCGGGCAGTTGATCACGAAGATAACGGAGCGCAATGCCCGGCACCTGTCGAGCTACCTGATCATCAGCCGGCACGGTAAGCGGATGACTGCGACGATGCTGAGAAAGCGTTGGGACGTCGCCAGGGAGGCAGCTCGATTGGAAGCAATTGAAGCTGGCGACACGCTTCTGGCGGGCAGAATTGGAGAGTTTCAGTTCCGCGACATCCGGCCAAAAGCCGCCTCGGAAATAACCGACGTCGGTGAGGCGAGTCTGCTCCTTGGACACACCAAAGGCGACATCACCGAGCGGGTATACCGCCGAGTCGGCGCCATTGCCAGGCCGTCAAAATAAGCCAAAGAACCCGTTATAAAACTCAAACAGCACCCCTTGTAGAATGCGGTCTACAGAGGTGCTGCAAAAAAAAAGTATTGGAACGAAAAAAAGCTGTAAGCTGCGGATTCAGAGCACTTCTATAGCGGACTTGAAAACCGTCGACTGTAACAGGTCCATGAGTTCGAATCCCATCGCCTCCGCCATCTTTATACGACAAAGCCCTGATTTTTCAGGGCTTTGTCGTTTCCGGGATTTGGATTTCCCTTTCGGTACTTCTGTGAAACAAGGAGGTTGCATGAACAACATGGACACGATGAAGCTGATGCTCGCGCTGCTGGCCAGCACGACCAGCTACGCTGCACTGGCCGCCGAAAAAACCTTTGCACTGACCGCATTCAACAGCGTTGAGGCCCGACAGGGCGTCAACCTGTCCATTAAATGCGCTGCAACGCCATCAATGGTGGTCTCAGGCTCTGCCGATACGCTGAAGAAGCTCCAGGTGACGACAGACAACAAGGCGTTATTGCTGGTAAATGACGCAGCGGAAAATGTTCGCGTCGTCTCCCCTACCCTGGATATCACGCTATATACCAGCGCGCCACTGACAGGGCTGACGGGAAAAGCAGGGGTAAAAATCGTGGCACCTGCCTGTGCCGTCGATCCGTCCAGGCTGACGGTGGCAGGCAGCATGGGCACTGACATCCAGATCGAGGGCAAGACGGGTGAACTGGTCCTTGACCTGGCGATGGGCAGCACCTTCAACAAAAAACCGTTGCCCTTCACTGCGGATGTGGCGAACGTGCGCATGAGCATGGGAGCGCAATCATCCCTGTGCCATATCCCCCGGATCAACGGCAGCCTGTCTGCCGGCGCACGGATGTCTGTCAGTCCATCGGCTCAGGTCGACAACGGGGCCACAGGCGCCTACGCCAGCGAAATTTCAACCTCTGAGTGTTTGTAAACGGCAGGAATGAGCAGGCCACTCTCCGCTTGATGGAAAACGGGACGAATTGTTCCGTTTGTGCCCCCCTCCTTTTACACTCCTTTACACCCTTAACAGCCTTACATCTGTAAAAGTTCCACCCAGCGCGTGAGAG